GGGGCCATTGTGCTCACAAACAATAACGAGTTCCGGATATACGGAGCGCAAAACGGACTAACGGCCAGCGAAGGCAACGTATCTCCTACGGGCCGGGCTCAGGGAGAAGACACAGCCACTACGGTGACATTGATAGGTGAAGAAGGGCTTCCTTATAGAATGTTGCTTAACACTGACTATGCGACTACGTTGGCTTTGGTACAGGCTTACGAATTCTAACCTAAACCGAACCTTTAAATAAAGAAGCCTCTTCACCGGGGCTTTTTTGTTGCTTAATTTAAATTAAAACTTAAATTTGGCTATGACACGACAAGAAATTAAGGCTGCCTTAAAGACCAGAGGCATCTTTGATACTAATTCGAAAGACCAACTCTGGCAGCAAGCCTTCCAATTATACTATCAGGAAACAAAACAGAAGTTATCTATTAGCTGTGGCTCTTGTTTCAACCGTGTCCGTAATTGGCTACAGGCATGAATACATTAGAGACACTTACCGAAGATTTAGACAAAGAAAAGGATTATTGCATTATAGCTATTAGGTTCTTAGAAGGTTGCCCCGGATTAGAGCCTGATAAATATCCAGAACAAAGAATTGAACAATATTTTGATAGACTTAATGTGTTGGCTATTGAAAGGGCTCGTCGGTTGAAAAATATCTTTGGTTTATGATGCACCAGATTTATTACAAGCCTGAACAGAAGACTAAGCTATATCCATTTGCAACACCTTACTATAACGAAGGGCTTACTATCTTCTTCGAGAATAAACCCATTGAAGCCATTGTAAACAGTGCAGACGGCCCAACTATAGCGGTAGCAAGCTGGAAATTATCACAGAAATTAAGAAGACATCAGCCTTTAACTAATGAACGGTTAGAATCTGACTACCAGGTGCTGAGTTTTACCCGGAATTCGTGGCGACACAACATGATGGCGATGTCAAACCAGTGGCATCCTGGATTTATGAAGACAATTACGCTCTTGTGGGAGAAATTAGGGCTAAAAATGCCCGGAGAAGCGAAACAACCTATCTACCAGAACCATTATTCCGCGAAAAGTGACATTTACAAGCGGTATGTTAACGAATTCCTGTCGCCGGCGATGGAATTAATTGAAAAAGACGAAGAATTGCACAGTTTAATGGTTGTACCGTCACGTTATGGGTCATTGTCACGGGAAGCGGACCTGAAAAGTGTAAAAGAGAAGCTAGGCATGACGGATTACCCGTTATGCCCTTTCATTTTAGAACGTTGTCCTTCATTGTGGTTCACTATTCACCGGATCCCCGTCACCTACCTATGATTTCATTAATACATCCAAGCAGGGGAAGACCAGAACAGGCACTAAAGGCTACTCGTGATTGGTCGTTTGCTGCTGGTTCATCGGACTTTGAACACATTTTAAGCCTTGATGATGGTGATACGGAATACTATAAGTATATAATGTATTTCGCGCCAAGTGAGATTGTAAAAGGTCCTAACAATTCAGTAGTTGAGGCAACAAATAGAGCTGCTATGGTTGCTGATGGTGACATTCTAATTTATATGTCAGACGATTTTAAGTGCCCTGAAAACTGGATTGAATTAGTCACTAAGGAATTTGCAAAGTATTCAGGCCCAACACTTATAAAGGTTGACGACTGTCTACAAAAGTTTCACGTTCCTGTGCTGACTATCCCAATAATGAACCGTGAGCTTTATAATAAACTCGGATACTTCTTTCATCCTGACTATAAGTCTATGTTCTGTGATGAACATCTATATTGGAAGACTATGCAGTTAGGGGCCTTGAAGTTTGCACCACATTTGAAATTCGAACACTGCCACGTATCAGTAGGCAAAGCCCCGGACGATGAAACCTATCGGAGAAGCGCAGCAAATTGGGAACAAGGAAAGGCGATGTTTGCCAAACATAAACGGGCGGGATTTCCATGAGTTCACTGGCGATATTGATATGTACTTTACCGGAACGGTTCGAAAAGTTGAAGCGGTTGAAGAACATTTTAGAACCCCAGGTGGAACGGTTCAAAGACAGGGTTTCTATTCACTACCATGACGGAGGGAGTTCGCTACCAACAGGCACAAAACGGAATTTACTAATAGAAAACAGTTCCTCCGATTACTTCTGCTTTGCCGATGACGATGACTTAGTTTCCGCTTTCTATGTTTCTGAAATAGTTAAAGCAATGGACCAGAACCCGGACGTGATTACTTTCTGTGGGTACATTACAACGAACGGGGCCAACCGGGTAAACTGGGAGATTAAACTAGGCAATGAATATGTTGAACGGAACGGGATGTACTATCGATGGCCCAACCATTTAGCGGTGATGAAACGGGAGCGGGTCAGACACGTAAAGTTTCCGGCTGTATGGCAGATGGAGGACTTTCGATGGTCGGAAGAAATAGCACGGAGGAAACTACTAAAAACGGAGGTTCACATTCCGTTGGAATTGTACCACTATGACTGTATTCCAAAAACAAAAAGAGTAAATGAAAGAAGACTTCGATAAATCATTTTTTCAGACCGCATGGGGGGAGGAAGGGTACTTAGAACCCTTCAGCTACGGAGTCGGTATTGATACCGTGTGTGAGGTTGGGTTAATGCCGTTCCTGTCACCACATAAGGACGCTTTGGAAATTGGTCCAGGGGGAGGGACGTTCACACAACGGATGATAGGCCAATTCAATCACTTGACGGTGATGGATGTCATTAGAAAGCCTAAAGCATTTGATGCCTATGAGAACTTCACCTATATCGAATTATCAGATAAGAACTTTGACTGTCCTGTCGATGCCTATTCAATGGACTTTTGTTTCAGCTATAATGTCTTCTGCCACTTATCAAATGAGGCTTTAAGTAAGTATTTGAGGGGCATAAACAAAGCATTGAAGTTCGGTGGGGACTTTGTGTTTATGCTTTCAAACTACCGGCATACCAGTCAGTTCGGTAAAGGGTATTCACTCGGAGACTTCTTACCAATGGGTCATTTTTATCAGGATCTACGGACACTGGATTTGATTGTTGATTATAATGAATGGGAGGTAATTAATAACAATCTACTCCCAGACCACAGGGATATAGTATGTCACCTACGAAAGATATGATAGCTTCTATCCTCATCCCGACAATGCCTGGAAGATTGGAAAAGTTTACCAATCTGTTCAACGAACTACATCGGCAATTGGCCTATATGCAAACTTTTCACCCAACACTGGGACAGATTGAAATAGTAATAGACGATTCAAAACGGTTTTTAGATGGGGGACTTTCTATAGGAAAGAAACGGGAGGCATTAGTACAGCGTGCAGAAGGTAAATATTGTTGGTTTCTGGATGACGATGAAACGATAGCGCCGAACTACCTTGAAACATTGGTAAGACTTTGTTGCAGGAATGAAGATGTATGCACATTCCGGGCCATAGGAAAATTTGATAACTATTGGGCGGTCTATGATATGTCGTTATTTAACACATGGAATGAACCCTCCACACCTGATAAAACAGTAGTTCGCCAGCCGTGGCATCAGTGTCCGGTTAAGACTGAGTATGCTAAATTATATTCATTTCCTGATACGTCCTATGGAGAGGACTGGGAATGGATGGAGCAAGTCTTAAAGCATTGCAAGTCAGAAGCCCACACGGACGCTATTTTACTTCAATACAATCACGGAAAACATTCAGAAGCAGATAAAATAACTAACCATGTACAGTCAGAATCAGGAGGAGAAACACATTCTTGAATACTTCGGATATCATGTAGGTACCTTCATCGATGTAGGTTGCAATGATTGCGAAACGTTCTCCAATACCAGGGCTTTGGCGCTCAGGGGATGGAAAGGGATACTATTGGATTGCAGTCCAACGGCTATTGATCGCTGTAAGAAACTATACAACGGACACAAGGGCATTTATATTTACGACTATGCGATTTCATCTCACAATGGCAAAGCGATTCTACAGGAATCCGGGCCGTTATGTACTCCTTCCGATATTGGGTTGGTTAGTACTTTCCATCAACACGAGAAGGCCAGATTTGATAGGAAGGTTAAATATGAACCTATTGAAGTTAAAACGTTCAAATGGAAGACCGCATTGAATAGGTGGAAGATAAAAGAGTTTGACTGCATTTCTTTAGACGTTGAAGGGGATGAGCTTAACATTCTACCAGATATGGACCTATCCAAAACTAGATTAATCTGTATTGAGTGGAACGGGAAACCTGAACTAAAGGAAGCCTATGAGAAATATTTATCAGGTTTCAGTATAATTTATACGTCAGCCGAAAACATCGTTTATGCCAGAATTTGACATTAGTCTTTATGACGAGGACTTCTTCGAATGGCACGTAACACATGCTAGAAAGTATTCTATACGCACGATGGACTGGTACATTATTAATTACCATCCTAAAAGCGTTATAGACTTTGGATGTGGGATAGGTAGCTATTTAGAATGCGCTTACGACTATGATATTAAGATTAAAGGCTATGAGATTTCGTGGGAAGCAGTCAGCCACACCCCAGAACGCATACGGCCATACATTGAATACAGGGACTGCACCGAGCCAATAAACGCGGGGATATTCGATACGGTTATTTCTTTTGAAACCGCGGAACACATTGAACCGGAAGGGACTAACCAATTCATTTTGAACCTTGTAAACGCTACCGGTAAAACGTTACTATTCACAGCAGCCCCTTTAGGGCAGGGGGGAACAGGGCACATCAACTGCCGGCCTAAAGAGTTCTGGATAATGGAGTTAAGTGACCTCCTGATTTACAATGACGTTTTAACCGGGGAGATATCAGAGGCATGGGAGAAACTTGGAGCCCCGTGGTATATCGTTAAAAATCTAATGGTGTTCAGCCGATGATAATTGTCAACTTCTCCACAAAAGGCTACGGGATGTTGCAACGCAGACTGCGTCATTCGTTAGCGGGTCACAGAAGTATAATGTTCAGCAACTATGGGCAGATTGATAGCCCAACACAACAGGAAAGCCCCTATCAGTTTAAGATACATTCCATAGAAAGGGCATTTCTTCAGGATGATATCGTTTTATGGTGTGATTCATCACTGTTTCTGGTTGGAAACCTACATATCATCGACAATCTTATAAAACAGGATGGCTATTTTATGGAGGAGGCGGGGCATTGGGTAGGGTCATGGACAAATGAGTTTACAAAGGATTATTTTAAGATGACAGAGGAAGAACTCGCGGTCCCTGGGGGGATATTCATGTTTACCGCTGGGTGCTTGGGATTGAACAGACAGAATCAGACAGCTATGGAATGGTTCAGACAGTGGAAGGAGGCGGCGCTTGCGGGATGCTTTAAAGGTCATTGGCACGATCACCGACACGACATGACCTGTGGTTCGATAATAGCCCAACGGCTGGGAATGAAGTACCAACGGGGAGGTAAGTACCTTGCTTATGTGGGGCCAGACTACCCCAAACCGGAGCCGGGTGTTGTATTTAAGTTAAAAGGATACTTATGAGAATTCTACTGGCGTGGTGGTTCTGGTTTACCAACAGAAACGATGAAGTCGCCAGACAGCGACTAAAAATATGTTCTACGTGTGAAAAAATGAAATGGGGGATATGCAAAGTTTGTGGCTGTCCATTGCAAACTAAAGCGAGATTGTTAGATGAAATATGTCCGCATCCGGATGGAAACAAGTGGAATTAAAAGGGGGCCAATCGCCAACAAGCCCCCTTTAATATTTTCGCCGGACTTATTGGTTTTACCGACGCGAAGTAAATATAACAATTTAAATGCCATTTAAGTGAAGTTATGCGCTATTTACAACGTATGGGCCGATTGGGATATTTTAGAATATTCGCTTAAAAACATAGAGCCGCTTGTCGACGGAGTCATTATAGTCGGCTCCACTAAGAGCAACTTTGGGGAATATTATCCAATACCTGAGAATTTCCGCGACAGGGTAGCCATACGTGAACCACAGTTTAAAACAGCCCGCGAAAGTGAGACAGACAAGCGTAATTTCGGATTAGACTTAGCACGGTGGGCAGGGTTCACCCACTTCCTAACTATCGACGCTGACGAATTCTACGACCCTGAAAAATTCATCTTAGCTAAAAAATTAGTTGACGACACTGGACTTATTGGGCTGGTTTGTACCTGTACCACTTACTTTAAAAGCCCTACTTTAACGATTGGATTGGATGTGACGCTGGTTCCCTTCATACACGAACTTACCCCGACTATTAAACACACCTTCAACAGAAACTATCCCTATGCGTGGAACGGGACTCAGATTCGGATAGACCCTACCCGGAGTTTGAATATTGATGATGGGGTATTTATGGTTGATATTACCATGCATCACATGTCATGGGTACGAGCAGACATCAAACGTAAAATCAGGAACTCCACGGCAAAAGCGAATTTAGATCGATCTACCATATTGGAAGATTTGGCCAATGCAAAGCCGGGTTACTACTGTCGTTTTTACCAAAAGACACTGATAGAATGTGAAAACCGGTTTAATATTAAGTTAGACGAAAGCCAATCCTAATTTACCTCTATGTATTTTATGATGATCATACTTTAATCCTCTGGCCTTCATTGCTTCGGCACCGTTATCATAATAGATACCAGTTAAAAGGTCGAGACATAGTTTTGACCTACACGTGTATTTCATCAGTTTTCGGTATGCATGTATCCTATTCTCGGAAGTAGTGGCCCATTCCAAATTTTCGACTCGGTTATCAGTTTTAATGCCGTTTTTGTGGTTTATTTCCGGCTTATTTTCTGGATTGGCTATAAATGTGAGTCCGATGAGCCTATGAACTGATGGCCATTTTCTAATATCATTAACTGATAAACACACAGATTGATATCCACACTTATCAATTGATAATTTAAGTTTTTTGATGGTAGTGCCTCTGTGGCTGTAGATATTACCCTGATCATCAGCAGAGTAAAGACCCTCATAACTTGGAATTGGCTTCATATTTTAAAGATAGATTTTATTGCAAAATTAACAGCAATCTAGCTATAGAGATTATACACATCTTTGTTACGTTCCCACACGCGTGGCAGAACTGAAATATCCCGGAGGTATGGACGTAAAGAAAATCACTGAGCCTTTATACAAGATTTATAACTTCGTAGTAAGGGAATTTGCCTACACTCAACAGGTAGAAATGTCCGGTCAATATCTCCCCTTCGGGCCGGATGATATGTTCCCCAATAAATTAGCTGCCTTAGTTCAAGGTTCACCCACCGCGACCGCGTGTTTATCTACAATGGTAGACTTTGTGACGGGGGAGGGATTTAACAAAGGCATAGGACTTGAAAATCTTGTTATTAACAATCAAGGCTTAAAGTTATTTCGATATCACTCCATACAATCGGATTCATTGGTCCATAACTGGGGTGTTGCTTCCATAGTGAAGTACAACCAGGCGGGGGAGATTACCCAGATATTTGATATTCCTTTTGCTTACTGCCGACTAGGGAAACCTGATGACAGAGGTATAATTTCTAAGATACTTTACAATCCCTATTTCGGGACGGGGCTTTACAACAGAGCGCAGACGGTAGAATATGACGTCTACAATCCAACCGCGGCCACCGTTCAGATGGGACTGGATAAGAAATGGAAAGGACAGATAAATTGGCTTGGCATTAAAGACCAGAAACATCCGTTTTACCCTATACCTGACTATTATTCTGCTTCCCACTGGATGAATGTAGAGAAGAACGCGGCCGTTTACTTCGATACAAACTTAG